TTCACGTCACATACTGCCCGAGAATATCTCAAACACGGCTCGAAATTGATTGTTGTGAGAATCCTCGATGGGTCTTATGGCCCAGCAGTAACATATGTTCCAAAAGGTACAACAGACGGAACATATCACTCTGGTTCAGTACTCTCATCAGCCGATGAATATATAGCCGCATCAGCATCGTTTACACTTCATACTTTAGCAGATGGCGCGACAATGAATGGTGTCTCTGCAAGTTCCGGNGGATGGGAAGGAGGAACTCANAATAGAGGTGTAGGTGGCGTATTGTTATCCGGTTCAAGAGATAATTTAAGATGGGAAATATCGCAACAAAGTCCAAAGAAAGGATCATTTAGTTTATTGATTAGACGTGGCGATGATAATCATAAAAGAAAACAAACACTTGAAAGTTGGAATAATGTAAATCTTGATCCAAACACTCAAAATTATATTGGAAAGGTACTTGGTGATCAAGTCTGGACAGTGAGAGATGCTGGAGGGACAGACCCTTATTTACAATTAAGTGGATCCTATCCAAATAAATCAAAATTTGTTAGAGTTACGGTTAATAGCCAAACAGTTGATTATCTAGATGAAAATGGCGGAATTCGAGTAGCAGCTTCAACAGCTTCACTACCAGGAATTAATAGCGGTTCATTTGCAGGAGGAGCTAGTGGAGTTGCAGGATTTGATGGATTAGGTAATAATGCAGGAACTTTAGCTACTCCTTATAGTTTTTATGAAAAAGTTTCCAGTACAGACTGTCAAGGATTTGTATTATCATCTGGGGGCGATGGCACTAACGCGTATGGAGATGCGATTAATATTTTAGGGAACCAAGATGAATATGATATCAATTTAGTCTTAATGCCTGGAATTTTTGATGATATCCATGGTGGAATCGTGACAAAGGCAATTGATATGTGTGAAAATAGGGGAGATTGCTTCGTCATAACAGATCCAGTTATTTATTCAAAGACTATTTCACAAACAACTAATGAAGCTGAAGCGAGAGATTCTAGTTATGCTGCGATGTATTGGCCTTGGGTTCAGATTGCAGATTCAGATACAGGGAAAAATGTTTGGGTTCCACCATCTACAGTTATGGGCGGAGTTTATGCATTTAATGATAAAGTAGCCCATCCTTGGTTCGCTCCAGCTGGACTGAATCGTGGTGGAATCGATATGGCGATTCAAGCTGAAAGGAAATTAACTCATTCAAATCGTGATACATTATACGAATCTAACATCAATCCAATCGCTACATTTCCAGGTCAAGGCGTTACGGTCTGGGGACAGAAAACTCTACAGAAGAAAGCATCAGCACTTGATAGAGTAAACGTTAGACGACTTCTCATTAAAGTTAAGAAATTCATCGCAGCGTCTTCTAGATTTCTTGTCTTTGAACAGAACACATCTGCGACGAGAAAACGATTTCTCAGTATAGCGAATCCGTTCTTAGAACAAGTTCAGTCAAATTCAGGCTTGAATGCATTTAAAGTCATAATGGATGGTTCGAACAATACACCTGATGTAGTTGATAGAAATATTCTATATGGTCAGATATTTTTACAACCTACCAGAACAGCTGAATTCGTTGTATTAGATTTTACAGTTCAACCAACAGGGGCGACATTTCCTGAGTAATTAATACAGAATTTTAATAAATAAAAAGAGTTCACTTATAAGTTGGGCTCTTTTTTTATTTTCTTTATATTTATATATGAAAACGAATAGATATTTTTATTAAAATTTAGGAGAAATATAATGGCCGAATTAGTTGATGCCAATGATATCATGTTTACGCCGTTTGAGCCAAAACTCAAAAATAGATATATCATGCAGATCGATGGAATCCCTGCTTATATGATAAAGGCTGCGAATAGACCAACTATTACATTCGAAGAAGTTGAACTTCATCATATGAATATTAGACGATATGTAAAAGGTAAAGCCACATGGGAAACATTAGAAATAACACTTTATGATCCTGTTGTGCCATCAGCGGCTCAGGCCGTTATGGAATGGGTTAGATTATCTCATGAGTCTGTAACAGGAAGAGATGGGTATTCTGATTTTTATAAAAAGGATGTAACGATTAATATCTTGGGACCAGTTGGTGATATCGTTGAAGAATGGACGTTAAAGGGCGCATGGGTTCAGTCAGCTACTTTTGGTGATATGACATTTGAAGATAATGCACCTATGGAAATTGCTGTAACTTTAAGATATGATTACGCTATACTTCAATTCTAATATTTAAATAGCGGCATTTCACTATAAAAGGGCCTATATTTTAGGCTCTTTTTTTATATTTACATATATTTATATATGAAAATGTATTGGTTATTAATAAAATTTAAAAAGGTTTTAAACCTTTCAAATAGAGGATAAAAAAATCAAATGGGAGTATTAAGTACACTTACGGGGTTTTTAAGTGGGGGAGATATAGTCAAAGATATAGGAAATGTTTTAGATAATCTCCACACATCAGGTGAAGAAAAAGCCGAAGCAGAAAGAAAGATAAAATCAATTTTAGTACAGGCTGAGCAAGCGGCTCAGCAACAAGTTTCAGCTCGTTGGGAAGCTGATATGAAACACGGTAGCTGGCTATCAAAGAACATCAGACCAATAACATTAATATTTTTAACGATATGTTTCGTCATACTAAGTGTATTTGACGGAAATATGGGAGAGTTCACAATCGGAGCAGCATATGTTCCTGTTTATCAAACACTATTGATGACTGTATATGCAGCATACTTCGCTGGTCGTTCAATTGAAAAAGTTAAGAAAGTAACGAAATAATGGAAAAAATAAAGAAAGCATTAAGCGGCAATATCCCGACTGGCCCAGATAATNTAAATGGTGGTGATGGACTTCCTGATTGGATGCAGTTCACAATAACAGCAGGAATGTTCTTCGGTTTATTCTGGGTATTATATTTATTATTTCATCCAGTATTAGAATTAGACAGCACACATAGAGATTTATTAAACATCATATTGGGGAGTTTCATTGCTAGCTTTGGTAAAGTTATTGATTTCTGGTTTAGAGGCACTAAGAAAAAGGATAAGTAAAAAAATGACATTGACAACATTTAATGAAATTATCGAAAAGATATTAGAGCATGAAGGTGGTTACGTTAACGACCCTTTAGATGCAGGCGGAGAAACTAATTTTGGAATTGCAAAAAGATTTTATCCTAATGTTGATATTAAGAATTTAACAAAAGAGCATGCAAAAAAGATTTATCATCAAGATTATTGGAGACCCGCGAAGTGCGATGCCGTTCCGTCTCGNTTAAGATATATNTATTTTGANATGTGTGTAAATTTTGGTAGAAGTGGAGCGGTTAAGGTATTGCAAAGAGCATCAAATGCTAAAAATAAAGAAAAAATTAAAGTCGATGGCGGNATAGGACCCGCGACATTAAANGCAATACAGAATTTAGAAATTGAACGNGTTAGAGCATACAGAGTTTTAANATTTGCAGATATTGTGATCAAAAAACCGGAGCAAGANCGATTTTGGTTTGGATGGTTTAAACGTGCAGTAAAAGTATAGGAGATTTAAAATGACAAATACAAATGAATTATACAATACAATGAACGATTTATGGGAAGATTTTCAAGAAAATCATAGAAAATTTTCAGAAAAACATAATAAAGCAGCCGGTAGGAGAGCTCGTAAAGCTATCGGTGAAATAAAAAAAATAGTTACTGAATATAGGAAGAGTTCAGTATCTGAGTCTAAATCATAAGGAGGCTATAATATGGCTGATGCAAAACAACCAAAATTTCCGAGTGAAGTTATTGATCTTCCATCTAAAGGGACGATATATCCAAAAGATAGTCCTTTAAGTGGAGGACAAGTTGAGATAAAGTATATGACAGCTAAAGAAGAAGATATATTAACTTCTCAAAATCTTATTAAAAAAGGTATTGTGATTGATGTTTTATTAAATTCTTTAATTTTAACTAAAGAAGTTACATCAGAAGATTTAATTATTGGTGACAAGAACGCAGTGATGGTAGCAGCAAGAATACTTGCATATGGCTCGGAATATGAAGTAGAAGTAACTAATCC